GAATCTGTCAATTTTAACAACTACTTTATCATTCCAATTAGCTTTATATTCAAGCATTGTGTAAAAAGTACCCAACGAAACATCAGTAAATGCTTGTGCCAACTTATGATTCTTCATCATATTCTTATATTATTTTTATTAACCCAATTTCTTTTAAATTTATAATAAGACATTCCAAGTCTACCTTCAATCTCTTTTATAAAAATCACATCAATTATGTTGCCAAGCAATTCAAACTCTCTTATTTTTAGTTTAGAACTTTCTTTATATCTCCCTTTTGTATCAATCCATTTATTTTCTTTTGGAAGATAAAAATCTGGTGTGTACCTCCTACCGTTTTCTAATTTAAAACATTTAGGCTCATATTCCCATTCAATTTGTTCTTTATTAAGTACTTCTGCAAACATAACTTCATATCCAGACCTCATATTAATTCTACCATCATTTTTGATGTAATGCCAACTATATTTAGAACACTGCTTAGTTGAATTATTTAACCCAACTTTACTTCCAGTAATACTTTGTTGTTCTTTTCCGTAACAACCACAACTAATTACTTTACCATTTTTTATATCAGCATAAAATTGTTCCGTAATATTACCACAAGTACACTTACAAATCATTTTATATCCACGATTGTTATTGTGTTCTATATCAACGATAGTTAGATTATTATGTATTTCACCTATTTTATTCTTAGCATTTTCATTTCTAAATTTACCCTTATTTAAAACACCTCTTGTATTGTGAGAACAACCACAAGAAATATTTCCACTGTTTCTGTTTTTTGCTAAAACAACATCTTTATTTATGTTAATCTCATTACCACAATCACATAGGCAATTTAAATAAACATAGTTTTTTGGTGATATAGTTTCATCACAACTCACAACAGTTAGTTTGTCAAATCTCCTACCAATCCATTTATTTGTATTTTTAGTCATTTACTATAAATAAGGTTTAATTTATCTTATTTAATATTTATAATCCATCAGTGTGCTACATCGACCCCGTGTGAAGAAAGAAATCACTTCCACCTCTCATACTTTTAACTTCTTCTTTAACCTCGTCAACTTGCGTTTTACCTTGGTCATAGTATCTGTCATAATTTATTGTTGCATTTCCTGGTAAGTTCATAGCGAATGTTCCTAAAATATTTGCTAATTGCATTTTACTGTGACCTAAACAATAGTCAAAGAATAAATCTAATCCGTACATTGCTTCTAACGGTGCTTTGATGTCACAATCTAGTAAGAAATCTGGGTCATTTTCTAAAGAACCTTTCAAGAATAGTTTTTGGGAACCTCTAGCATAATTAAATGAAATAGGATAGTTGAATATTGAATCTGTTAAATCTCCCCAACTAGACGCAACTACGTAACTTAATACAGCATCTGATTGTAAACTATCTCCTAAGTCAGACATTTTTCCACCAATTCCCCAGTTTGAAGACATATAACTACCAATAGAAAAATCAGGTTGTCCACCTTGTCTTCTTTGTGAAGCATTATCTTTTGCTACTGCTCCTACTGAATAAACACAACTAGGTAACGTAATCGTTCTAGATGCTTTGAATTGAGGGTCATTTGACCATACTTCCTTTGGAATAGAAAGATAAATATTTTCAACACCATCATCCCAGTTTCTCACAAACCACTGGTGTGCATATTTTACTATGTTGTCTATTGCCTTTTCAGGAATAGAAAATGGTAATTGACAAGAAACTGTTATTGCTGTGTTCAATTCATCATAAAATTCTTGTTTGGTCATCATAATATATTTAATTATTTTTAATCTAACTGTTCGTCAAGATTTTCAACATCAGCTTCAATCACAACTGTTTTATCTGTTATCTCACAACCAGAATATGAACCTTTTCTAAAGATTCCTCCATCTATGTAAGAATCTAATAGTTTTACTCCATCTAAATAACAATTATAGAATTCACCATAGTTGTTATCTTCATTTTTAATCCTACTATTCTTGAATTTAGTATTATCTGTTTTACATCTGTCTAAATCTGAGTTAGAAACAACACAATCATGTAATTGAGGTGTAATTAAAACCATATTTAGTAATCTACAATCATAAAACAATACTCTGGGGTTTTCAACTAAAGTTCTTCTTAGTGTAAATCCACTAAATTCAATGAATGAATTATCTGTATCATAGTTTATAACACCTTTCATGTTATATTTCACCTCTTTTATTCTAATTAGAATAGGGAAAATCTCTTTCCATATAATAGGAAAGAACAATTTCAAGGTTTCTTCGTCACTTTTAGTATCAACTTTAAGTTCTATGTTTCTGAATATGTTATGAAAGTTAAACCAGTTCTGACCTGCAAGGAAAACATCTTTCTTTGTTGATAATAATTCAATTAACTTATCTTTTATTCCTTCATCACCTGCTTCATAAGAATCTTTGATACTTGTTAAGAAATAATCTAACAAGTAAAGAATGTCTGATTGTTGTTCTTCGTATTTTCTACCTCCTAAATATCTGAATTCTAGGTAGTTACTTTTTAGTTTCTCAAAGTTTATACCATAATATTTAGACTTAGGATAAACGAAACTAGTTCTGTTAGTAGTTAATGATTTGAAATCGAAGTTAGTATGTAACGGAACGATGTCTTTAATAGATTTAGTGTACAAGTTATCTTCTCTTTTAGGGAATCTATCATACACTTCTCTTTCGTCAAAATTCAAGATGAATTTCAACATGTCAATATCTTGTATATATCTTGTGTCTGGGTAATTTAAGTTAAGATGTAATCCACAACGTTCTGTTGTTTTTACATTTGGGTTTTCTCTTATCCATCTAAGTACTTTTATTAGTACTATTCTGGCATGGTTGTAATCCATTGGACCTGTAACAAGTTCAACTGAATTTTCCCCAAGTGAAAAATCAGGTTCTAGTTTAAAGTGTTCATCAGTAGGAACAAAATCTGAATGATGTTCTTTCTCAATGTTTATCTTTACTTTAAGAAGTCTAGATAACTCTTTCTTTATAGTTCCTAAGTTGTACTTAGCATCTCGTACAAACTCTATTTCAAGCCCACAAGCACTTTTATATAATTCTGGGTCTTTTTGTATTTTCATTTTCATTTTAAAATATTTTTGATTAAATAAAGAAAGGTAATCATAGGAACGCCAATTCCTCATACCTTTCTTTAAAACTAAACATATTATGAAATATTTAATCAACTCAAAAGATTGTATTTCTAAAGGTGGTATTTACATCATTAGAAGCACAAAATCAAACTCAGTTTCTAAGAGAAACTGCAACACTTAAAAAAGACTTTAAATTTAAACTAGTTCTAATACGTATTTATTATCTTTGTTGTCAAGAATCTTGACCCTGATATTGTCTCCTTTATTAAATTCCTCACCGTTTTTCAGTTTACTGATGTGGATTAGTCCTGTTGCGTTCCTATCAAGAGAAACAAAACTACCGTATTTTACGGTTTTGACTACTCGACCATCGACTTCATCACCTTTATCAAATTTAGGTTTTGCTATCTCGTCTGGGTCAACTACGAATCTAGATAAAATAATTTTTCTGTTAGTTACAACCTCTTTTAAATAGAAATCTATTTCTCTTCCTGGTTGTACTTCACCATTATCAAACATTTCTGTCAATCCATCATCGAAATCATCTTTATGAATCATTCCTGTTAAAACATCGTTGAATTCAATAAATACACCAAAATGTTTGGTACCTGTTACTGAACCTGTATAAACAGCACCGATTTCTAATTTCTCAATTTCTGATGGTACTAATGTTTCTAAGTATGCTCTATGAGATACTATTAATTGGTCTTTGAATTTTGAATATTTGTTTTCATTTTTAATAGGCATTACTTTGATAGTTTGTCCTATTAAAGATTGGAAGTCTAATACTTTGTTTATTCCACCTAAACTACCTGGCATAAATACTTGAACACCTTCGATATTCAATACATATCCATTTTCTGTTAGTGATTCAACTTTTGCATCATATACCTTAGTATTATCAGCATCTTTCATTTCACTATATAAGTGTGCTTTTACATATTCAACAACACTAACTTTTAAATAGTCTCTGTTGTCAATAATCAAAGCATTTAGTTCATCACCTATGCTATATGATTTTATGTCTAATTTGTCTTTTAATACTGAAATATATGCAAATTCTTTTCCACTAATATCCAAAAGAATATCTGCTTCACTGATTCTTGCTATTTTCCCTGTAACTGATTCACCAAGTTCATAGACTGGTTTAATCGGCATGTTAGTGAAAGATACATCGTAAATTTTAAGTAGTTCTTCGGCATAGGGTTCTTGAGATAAAAGTTTGCCGTTTTCTAGTAGGATTGGGTTGCCGGTAACATCGAACATTAAAGTGTCGTTTGGGTTTCCGTAAGTTACTGTTTTTGCATTCATTTTTTATTTGTTTTAAAGTTATACGTTATTTAATCGTGAAAGAACTGACTGGAACTACTAAAGGTGGAGGTGGTGAACCAGCTCTTGCAATACCAATATATGTAAAGGTTAAAGTTTTAGCGTGTTTTGTGAAAACATCATAGAATGCATCAACAATATTATCATATCCATCACTTTCTGAAACTAATGGTGGAACACCAACAGGTGTTGAAATCGTAACTAATCCTGTCGTTACAACAGATTGAGATGGGTGTGGTTTCAATGAACTCATTATTGCTGGTGCCCAAGCTGCAATTAAAGATGCTTCTATTAATGTAAATTGTAGAAATGTAGATGTGTTAAATGATATATTCAATTGAGCGATAATCGCAGATTTTAACGATGGATAATTTATACCTGTCCAAGTATTACCATTAGAATCTTTACCATCACCAACAGCACCTTCATAAATGTCTGTAATTACTTGTGCAATGTCTGATATTTCACCACCGTTGCTAAGATTTTCTTCGAATGCTGTTTGTAAGTCGTCTTTAAGTGCCATTATTCCCAGTTTATATTTTTATGTTTTTCACTGTTTAATTTGTATATAAGAGTAGGATATTTAATATTAAGTTTTAATGATGTCTCTTTTGCACATTCATATATTATTCCATCTATTATACATCTTAATCGTGTAAATTATTCTTTATCTAAAGTTACTAATTATTCAGCATCCAAAGAGACCAATTTTGATTTGAAAGTTGCCCAATCAGTTTTGAATTTAGTAACTAATGGTGTCCATGCTGGTGAACCACTAATTGGACCACTTGGACCAGCTGGTGTTGCAATTGCACTAATCTTTCCTAATTCTGTAATGAAATCGTTTAGTAATGTTTCAAGGGTATCACCTAAAACTGCTGGTTCTAAACTAGTTCCCTCAGTACCTAAACTGATACCATCCTCACTAATATGTATAACCTTTTCAGTTGAACCGTTTTTTATTAAAATACTTTCGTCTTCGTTTTTAATTTGTATAAAACTACCAGACTTTCTAATCATTAATCCTTGTGTGTCGGTATAAAATACTTCCAATGTCTTCTCTTCACCAATAGTCTTATCATACACCAACGACCATGAATTTGGATAGCTGTCTGCAATCTCTCTTTGTAAATCTTCATTTATTTTTGCTATTCCCATATAAAATGGAACATATTCATCTCCATTCTCAAAGAATATATTACAAATTTCGTCTAACTTTGGAATTATAAGCGTTCCAGAAGATAATTGATTATAAGGTATTGCCCAAGGAATAACTTCTTCATCAAGACCATCATATTTTCCATATATTCTAATTTTAACCCTTCCTATTCGCAATGGGTCATTATTATCTATTACAACTCCGACCCAAACTGTTCCTAATGTAATATCTTTATACATAATTAATTATCCTTTAAGTGTGTTTCCTATTTTCTTTACTGCATTTGCCGGTGCATTAACAATTTTATTCTTAGCAGAACCAACAAGAGAACTAGCTGAAAATCCATAAACATTTCCTACGAACAATGATGTTAATTTACTTTTAACTAAATTCGCAGCTTGTGCTGATACGTTTGCTTTTATATCATCATAAATACCTCCTAGTTGGTCTTTTAAATCTATTGATTTAATTTCATCAAGTTTATCTTTTGCTGCTAGTTGCATTCTTTCTTTTAAATTAGGATTATCTTTTGGTGCTTGTTGCATTCTTTCTTTGAAATTAGGATTATTAGGTGCTTGCTCACCAGGTAACACAGTTTCGTTTATAGAATTCATGTTTGAAGCATCGTTTTCTGTCAAATATATTAATTCCTTTCTTAAATAATCCCTAACATAATAATGTTTGGTTGTATTACCAAGTGCAACTAAACTTCTGTAAATGTTATCTTCTTGTACGTTTTCGTAACTAAATTTTATTAATTGTGAAGCGGTTTCAGGTGCTGCATTTGAAATAGAACCAAACATTCCACCACTGCCATCTGGCATGAATTCACAATGAGATAAGTTAAACGTAATTTGATTAGTACTAGAATAATCTTGTCCTAAAAATTCAGTATTAATATTTTTTTTGTCTTTATTAGTATCATTAGCATCTAAATATTTACCTGGGTCTTTTTGAAAATTTCTAACATCGTATATTTTAATACTCAAATCAAACTTTCTAAGATTATCAGGTAAAATAGCTCGTCTGTACTGCCAATCATAAGCAATTTTTCTATATAAATCCATTAATGCAGTTACCCTTAAATCAATAGATTCTAAACAAGTTATTGTAATTTCTTTTTTAAATTTAGGCATTTTATAATCTCTTGCCCAAGCTTCACTAAGTCCTTCAATTGATTGAAAGTACCAAGGATATTCAGTATTTAATTTACTTAGTAATGTCTTGAAATCCAATAACATATTGTATCTTGCTTCGTCTCCTATTGATTTCAAATAAAACAATGCAGAATTAGGATTAGATGCATTTCCAAATAATCCTGTTGAATTGATAATGTTTGTAGTATCAATTTCTTTACCTATCGAATCGAATTGTGGGGAAACATCACCAATATTCATAAAGAATAGCTTAAACCCTAAAGCAGTTGGGTCCTGAAATAATTGTAAAAAATCTCCTTTCCCTGTACCTCTTTTGAAATTATTGTGTTCAGTTGGGGTTAATTTACTATCTGCATTTTTACTTGGGTTAAAATTCATGTTTAGTTTTTATTTTTTGCCATACCAGCACTGTAGGAAATTGGCCATTCTCTTCTTAATAAATTAACTGTTTGTGAAAATCCATCACCTTTAACCCAATTTATTGAATAATCACGAACGACATAAAATCCACTCATGAAACTATTCGCAACAAAGTTTTCTGGTCTGCCATACATGTCACCTTCTTGTTCTGGTGTTGAATCTCTTTCACCATCACCGTATTTCATCCCAGCACCTGTAATTACAGAACCATCATGTTCATATAATGCTACTGGTATTCTTTTGTATCTCATGATACTAGATGAAATGTCTTGTAATGTTACAGTTAATCCCATCTTATTTAATTCTTCGTTGTTTTGGTAATTCAAAATCTTAGCGAAATGATAATTAGGGTGTAAATTCCCCTCATTTAATGTACTAAACTTTCTACCTTGATACGCAAATTTGTTTTGTTTCTCGTAAGATTCATCACCTGCTTTACCTTTAAGTATAACTAGGTTATTTTCAGCACCTTCTGTTGTTAATGGGTCTACAAAGAAAGATTCAAATTCATAAGAATCCATATTCATAGATTGACTATATCGTTTATAACCATTAGTCATCCACACTTGCCCTGAATTGTTGAACATGTGATATTTCTTGATAAAGTTAGTTGTATTATCGAATGTTGGGTGATTAGACAATAATATTTTACTATTGTCACCCTTAACACCCTCTGATTCATTACTTTTATCCTGAGTAACTGCAGTAACTAAATCTGCAATACCATCTTCTAATGTTTCATCCATTGAAAACAATGTATTCACATTAACTAATGTCAAATAGTAATATAAATCAATATAAGTTGTATAAAAACTAGATTCATCTTTATAAATAGATTCAGATGTTTTTGTAATAAATTCTTTAATTGTGTTATTAGGATTGAATCTAGGCATAATATCATCTGTACTTGTGTCATTTGATGCAAAACCTAATTCAATCTCGTCACACACAGCTAAAAGGTGATTGTAAGATGAGTCTGAAGGATATGATAATTGTTGTTCACTAAACAAGTTAGGAACTTTCATAATACCGTTCAGTTTATAAATGTTTTTACTTTTCGCTGTATGTCCTTGAATAGTAAGTATATCGAAATTAATTCTTATCTTTTTCTTGGCATCATTGTTCCTACTACGAATATAAAGTTCAATCAAATCACCATCTTTTGGAAAGTCATTTTGAAATTGCTTCGTTACGTCTTCGAATGTTAAACTAATCGTAGGTATGAATCCTTTAGATTCTATTGTAAATTTTACAATCGTGTTGGCATCCATCTCATAACCATTAATCTTAATATAAGGTGAATTATTACCCATATACTTAGATTTGTTCGCTACTTGTTGGCCATCATCTTCATAATCCCCTGTTTCGATTTGTTCTAATACAATTGCCGGTTCTTTGACCGTTAATATGTCTGAATTGTTTGTTCCTGTAACCATTATACACTAATACTATTGGTTTGTTTATTTACCTCAATATTAGATTCACCTGGTTTAAGTTCGTTAGGTTTAACGTTTACTTTTGAACCATTTTTTACACTAGAACTAATCTTAGCAAGTGTTTCTAATCTATTGGTATCTACTTTACTTTTCTTGTTAGAGTCAATATATTTTTGTTTTGCTTCTTTAGATTCTTTGTTTGGGTTCTTATAGAATGCCTTTGCCTTTGAATTCTCAGGGATAACTAAAATGTCACCTGTTCTGATACTTAAAGGGTCACCAATTTCATTACATTTTAAAATCATGTCACCATATTCATCTGAGTTGTAAACTGCTAATGAAATTAAATCTATTCTACGGTCATACTCACTAGTAACTGTAATAATCTTGTAAACAAGAAAGTTATTACTATCATACTTAGGTACAAATGTAGGTTCAGCAAAATCAACAATCTGTGTTTGATTGTCTTTACTTATCGTTATTTTTCTGTCTAGTGTTTCCATTTTTATGAATTGAACGCAGCTTGTGCTGACGTATATCTATTTGTTGCAAATGCTGTTGTTGCGCCTCCATTGGTAGCAGCATTTGCAGCATCTCCTGCTATTTTTGCTGGAGGTGTTAATTTACCAGCACCTTTACCATTACCTCTATTTCTATAATATGACTTGTTATCGAATTCAACATTACTACCATAGAATCTAGAACCACCAAAATTAAACATTCTTTGGATTCCATATTTATCTCTAGGCATTGCATGTTTAAGTTTTACCTCTAATAAAACGTAACTAGGAATATCATCTGCAGTAAATGGTCCTTCGAATCTAAAACTAGCATCTTCCATGATTAGATTACCATACATCATTGCTGGATTGAAAGGATTTCCTACTGTCATGTGCCATTCACCTGTTGGTGTTGCTGTTAATAATGAATTCAAAGAAAACATTTCTGGTCTACCTAGTTTATCTAGTCCACCACCTAACATTTTGGCACCAACATTTCCAGCAATTGATTTAATACCGTTTAACAATCCACCCTCGAAAGGTTTAGAAAGTTTATCTGTAATATCACCTACAAAAGATGCTAAGAATCCATCAACATCGCCGTTTTTTAGTTTTTTAGAATCACCTAATGGTCCAGAATGTCCACCACCACCTGTAAATCTTACAGCTCCACCCCAGAAAGGTGCTTTATTTGTAACCATGTTCAACATGTTACCAATAATATCCAAAAATGCTACCTTAGTAGATATTCCATCATACGAACGAACAGCATATTTGAATTTGATTGTTAAGTCTTGTGAAAAGTTAAGTCCTCTATCTCTAGTCATTACACTATCAATAACATCTATTGGGCCCCAAGTTACATTTGTTTGTGAAGCATAAGGGTCATAGTTAGTTTCATTAGAACCTTTTAACTTCTCGTTTGCGAATGAACCGCTCGTATCAGCATATCCTAACATATCTAAACCACCCCAACCTGTTTGGGATTTGTTCATAGTTTGGATTTCACTTTTAAATTCTTTGAAATTGATTCCAGCACTAAATGAGAAAACAGTATCAAACGTATTTTCTTCACCATCAATGAATGTTAATAATCTAGATACATCTCTGTTAGGGTTTTCTAGGTTGTTAAGTAAATTATCATTACTTGGTTGTGGGAATCTTCTTAATGTAATTAAGTGGTTATTAGGTACTTTACCATATCCATCAAGGTATAAAAAATCACCCCATTTATATTGCATGGCATGTGAAACTTCACTTTCATCAAAACCGGTTACGATTTGACTACCTGTTGGGTTTCTATAACTTGTTGCATTAGTACCATTGAAGTATCTACTTTCAACGTTATTGAATTCAGAACTAGCATTACCTTGTGCTTGAAAATCGGCATAATGTAAAACAGATAATGAATGTAACATCGACTGTTTACCTTCAAGGTCTGGCATTTTACCATCCTTGTTACCTTTTTCATCATACTTATCACCTTCGGGTAACTTTATAGTGTTACCTAATGCTGTATTGTTAATGAAATTAGTCGAATGATTATTTGGATTATCACTGAAGCTCATATATAACTGGAGATTTATATTATTTAATCCTCAATTTTAATCCTCATTCTCCTTTTCTCTATAAAGGTCTCTGTTTACGTAGTATCTAACATGTGTTTGTCTACTCTTACTAAATTCTTTTCGTCTTGGTGGTCTGTTTAAAATGTAATCATCAAAGAAATCATACATTCCTTTTTTAGTTTTAGCGTATTTTTCATAATCAGGACCCATATCTTCAATAATTTTAAGAATTATCGGTCTGAAATCTTGAATGAATTGCTGAGTAGTCTTTGTATAAAGTTTACTTGCACTTTGGACCAAGTGTTTTGATACAACTATGTCATGTAGTTGTTTTAGGTGTTTACAAGCTGACATAAAGTTTAATTTACTTAGATACGTCATAGAATCGTAATGACTATCAAAGATAAATGCTTCGTTTACCCAAAAGATAAACTTATCAGAATTGTTTTTGAAATATGTTTTGTATTTTCCATAACTAAAATCTTTGTTTTCTGTCCCGTCCACTAGTTCGTGGTCAACAAATGAAAACATGTTAACTCCTTCATTAAGAACGGAATTTTGTATGTCATGTGATTTGGTAGAAGTTTTGAACCAATTATTATGAAAGAAATCTTTCAATAGTTCTCTTTTCTCGAATGCATTTTTAATTCTAATGACATATTCTAAGGTATAATCTGCATTTACCTTATGTCTTAGTATTTCACCTGAGAATGCTTTGATTGTGTCTGGGTTATTGTAAGGGAATAGTAAAAAATAAACTCTATCACCTTTTTTATATACCTTTTCTCTTAGAATATCTGCTGAATATATTCCCTGCTTCGTTGGTTTAGATTTTTGGTTTCCTTTAGATGATTTAAACATTCTTCTTGTGATTTTAATGGTTCATCTAGATTACAGATTTGAATATCTAAATCGACCGGAATTTTTCTTTTGTACTTTTCAATAGTTCCTATGAAATTTTCAAGAATTACACAATCCATAGTATCTGTATAATAAAATATAGTGTGATATTTAGGATTGTGTAAATTCATTATTGAATCATATATTTTGTTGAACAACTCACACTCCAATACGCTATTGTTTTTACTTTCACCAAACAAAATGTATTTTTCTTGTTGATTAAGAATGTCAATATATGACACAGACATACTACCAGGTTTCTTTTTAATAAAGTCCTTAAACGTTGTGTGTTCTTTCGTATGTAGTATGATAAAATTGCTCATTTATAAATCTTCTGGTGTGAAGTCCTCCTCTATTAGTTCTTTTTCTATAATATCAGACTGTTTTGATATGATAGTATCTACTTTGTTTTCCAACAAAGTTTGTGCTGTTGCTTCTCCTTGTTGTCTACCTAAGTTTGTAAGTTGACTCTTCAATTCTAAATACTGTGCTTCTGTGATTGCTCCCTTTTTCCACTGTCTTTTAGCGTTGTTTACGAATTCTCTTCTTTGTTTTCTAGTACTATTCATCTTTATCGTTTTCTTGTTCTAAATTATTTACTTCCTCTAAAATAACCTCTCTTGCACGATATTCTTGTACTAAGTAATGCTCGATGCAACTTTCAATAACATCTTCGGTTAATTGTTGTCTTACATAAGATTTCAATGATTCAAATAAATCATCTCCATACAATTCTAACAACATTTTAATTTTATCTTTTGAAATGAAGTCAAAATCTATAAGTAGATTAAGTTTCATCTTAGAATCTCTATTTGCTTTATCTAGTATCTCAAATCCAAAATCTTGTTTTGGTGTAGGAACACTTGGTGCAGCTGGAATATTTTTTGGTGTTGGAACTGAAGCTAATGCTGGTTCGAATGCTATTTCTTCTTGTTTGATTAAATGCTTTTCTACATCTTCTGGTTGTGCGACACCTATCAAATTCATCATTTCGTTGATAACGTGACCATTAATTCTTCCACCTCCTTGAAAATTCACCCAAACGAATTCTCCCATAACCTCAACGTCTTTTATGATTTCTTCGGAACCTTCTTTGTCTCCCTTAATCCATTGAAAAATCATTAGGGGAACTAACTCATCTGTATTAATCATGTTTTGTCTGTTTAAATGTATAATAGTTAAAGGGGATTAATAATAAAAATATTTTAAATTCTCAGTATTAATCCCTTCTATACTATTTACGCTCTTAAAAAAAACGGTTTTTAGTAAATCCCGTACTTTAATTGTGTCATTAAAGCTACAGATATTTCTGTCATATCTACTAATGTACTTGGTGTGTATGTTTTATTTATAAGTCCACCATTTTCAAAAGATGTTCCTGTTCTTGATTCTAAGTAATCAAACAAACCTTCCACCCCATCATCTTCTACTGAACCTTCTATACCTTCTAAATATAAACCAACTAATTTTAAGTCAGTAATATCTTTCAATAGTTTTTTTGCATCATCAGGTAATTCTTTGAAAACCCATTTTTTAGATTTCTCCCAACGATTAGCTCTAGTAATTTTACTGCTGTCAATCCATACATCTAATGCAGAATCAAATTCTGCTCCTAATTCAGATACAATGTAACTCATAGGTGCTGCGAAATATTCACAAGTAATAGTTTTCTCTATTGCTGAAAGATTATCCCAATCAACAAATGAGTTAGTATTATTAGTCGCGATTTCTTTGATTCTATCTCTGATGTACTTATAATCCCAAATTGAACTATATAATGCATCATGCCAATCTTCTATTGTAATGAATTGTTGTACACTTGTGATAGTATTATTCAACATCAAATCATATATATCAGTAGTAGATAACCCAACCTCTGGTGTAATTTCTATTAAATTATACATAAATGTAACATCACCCGTACTATATGCACTAATGATTGTTGTTAAATCGGTATCTGTAAAGTCTAAAATAAAATCAGTGTTAATATCTAAACCTGATGTGTTGTAACTTTCAACATCTGACCAATAAACTTCACTTGCACCTACTAATTGAATTAAAGGTAAAGAATCACCAGCAACTAATGTACTATTTTCAAATACTATATCACTTCCTGATATATTTTTTATTAAATTTATTTGTGTCATTTCTATATTAATTTATTTTATCCTATATATTTACAAGTTAAGTAGAAATTACCAATGGCTTCCCAATCACTTGGTATTGTCACTGATGTTCCTATTAACGTTCCAGCTGGTATTGGTGTACTTAATACAACCGTTCCTTGATAAAGAACAGGATTATTTGCTTGTGTCGCTTCGTTGTTATTCAATTGTTGTGTAGTAATAACATCAACATCTAATGCTTCAAATAGTGACCTACCTGTTGATTCTGTTTCAACAATATTAATAGTAACTGTTATTGTTGTTCCTATTGGTTGTAAACTACCTGAATTATTCGATGGTCTCCACATAAGAGAAATAATTACCGAATTCTTTTCATGTGATGTAAGCATTGCACCGGCAATTGTTGACATGTTATTTTGGAATCCCCCACTTATAGATGTAGGGTTTCCGTAAATATCATTCATTAAAGGATTCGCATCTGACCATGTAGGTAATTGTACATCAGAACCGAAATATTTGAAATATCTCATAGTAACTCCTGTTGGTCCTGTAGCACCTGTTGCACCTTGTGGTCCTGTTGCACCATTAGTACCTGCTGGTCCTGTAGCACCTGTTGCACCATTAGTACCTGTTGCACCATTAGTACCTGCTGGTCCTGTTGCACCAATTAAATTATATTTATCTACATAAACCACTTGGCCATTAGTATCAAGTGCCAAAATACCTGTTGCACCATTATCATTGGTAGCACCAAGAAGATTGGCTGTCCCTGTAACTACTAAATTATTATATATCTTTGACATTTGTATTCTTTATTTTTTAATTACAATTCTTACATCACCTGTTGGTGCTAAACCTACGAAAGTGAAATCAACTGTATTAAGTGTCCTATTATTTACTAGTGGATAAATCGTTTCACCTGTTACATCATCCCATGTTTGAACAATGATGTCAGTGTCTTCTAATCCATGTGTTGCACCATAAACAGTATCTGCAACAATACTACTTAGTGTAACTGCATATTTTGAACTTCCTATGTTTGCTTTAATTAATCCTATAGATGGTATTGATAAATCATCTAATGCCCAATCAATACTAGCTAATGCATTTACTTCATATTCAGCACCTTTACCTGTAACTGTATTAGTAATTATTACACCAGGTGAACCAATATCAATTCTAGCTACAGTAAGTGCATTACCATATCCAAATGTACTAGTACCTATTACAGTATTACCATCTCCTGGGAAATTTCCTTGAAAGTAACTTATAGATGTATCATTAACATCTTCAAATGTTCTTAAAAGAACATACGGTACTGTAAAAAATGTACCTCTAGAATCTAATAATATTGATGATTGTGCATCATTTCCAGATAAATTTCCATCTATTTTAAAGAATGAATCTGTTATATCTAAAGTTACATCTTTAGTTTCTTGTCTATTAAGACTAAAATTCCATTCTAAAATGTTCCAATTATTAGAATCTGTTGAACTAGGTATATCTTGTTTTGCAATTATAAGTTCACCTTCTTTAATTTTATTTCCATTAATTGATAAATCAGATAATGCTTTCCATGCATCATATTCTAAAATTTGTCCTGTTGCTCCTGAACCTACACCTATTTGATTACCATTAGGTACTTGTGTTGGATAAGTAGCAACATAATATAATGTTGCTGTAAAATTTTCTAATGTTACATTAAAAAAACCTGAAAAAATACTTAAACCCCAATCAACACTAGGGTCATCTGTATATATACCAGTTATTGTTGTAACAACTCCACCTGCAAAAGCTTGTGAAACATTTAATCCAAAGAAACAAGTCGCAAAAGGTGGATGACCATTAACTGATTTGAATTCTATAGTATATTCTTGACCATCTACAAATAATGCTTTATCTAAATATGCCTTTGAGGTCGTCCATTGATTATTACCATTATATATAGTTACTTCTGTTGTTAATAATGCATCAGTATACCA